CAAGAACAGAAGGATTATATCACTAACAACGCCTCCTCAATGAGTGCGGTAGACTTGGCTAGAGATCTTTTCAATAACTATGGCTTAAATAATCTTTCTATAGAAGCTCGAAGCATCCAAGAGTATCTAGATTCTCTTCCGAAGCAAATACAATCCAACACATCAGACAGAGAAGATGATCAAGGCGACTATAAGCCACCCAAAAATTTAGAACGAGCTCTTGTAAGAGTTAATAAGTACGTTTTAAATGGAATGGATAAGGACAAGCTTACAGCTAAGCAAAAAAAAGATCTTGGTTCTCTCATTTCTTATCTTCATACTTATAGATTTTTACATCAGATTGGAACTTATGTTACAAGCCAAGATAGAGAGCTTTTTGAGAGCAGTTTTATCAGATACGCTTATGATAAATCCGATTTGACTCAAGAAGAAGTAGACCAATATATAATATTAGCTACAGAAGTTGTAATTTCTTCAAATATTCAGCGCACAATTCAAACCCTACAAGAACAAATTGACATAGAAATGTCATCTGGCAATAGAATTCCAATGCCTTTGATAGAAGCCGTGACTTCTGCTCGTACAGAGTACAATCAGTGCGTGACTCGTCAGCAAAAACTCTTGAATGACCTCAAAGTAAAGAGAAGCGAAAGACTTTCCAATCTAGTTAAGGAAAATGCATCTATTCTTAACCTTGTGCAAATGTGGAAAGACGAAGACACAAGAAAAGAAATGATAAAGATGGCAGATATGAGAAGAGAAATTTTAAAAGGAGAGGTTGGCCGCTTATCATCTATGGATGATGTTAAAGCCAGAATTTTTGGTTTGACAGAGGAGGAAGTTTTAGATGGTTAAATGTAAAATTTGTAATTTAGAATTCGAAACAGACAAGTCTTTTCATGGGCATCTCAAATCTCACAAGTTGAGAATGGTAGAATACTACCAAACTCACGAACCGAGACGAGATTTGCTTACTGGAGAATTAATAAACTTCAAAAATAAAGATTATTATTTTTCCAACGACTTCAATAATAAAAACTCCATGAAAAAATGGCTGAGTCAGCAAGATTCTAGCGCCCAGAAGTCTTATTTAAAAAAATTCTTAGTCCAAAGAAAAGAAAAACACAACTTAACTTATGCGCCTACTGAAGTTGAGCTTCGCTCTATTACTAGCCCCCCTGTTCCTTATTATCACAAGCTTTTCTTGGATTACTATGGGCTTTGTGGCGAGATTGGGCTCAAAAACAAATATGAATATCCAAAAGAAGAACTCAAATCTTCTATAATTGATGGATTTAAAATATTTATTGATACTAGAGAGCAAATGCCTCTGGTTATTGATTATCCCACAGAAGTCAAAGGCTTAAAATTCGGAGACTACGCTATCAACGACCCAGAAAACAAATGCTATATCGAAAGAAAATCAATCTCTGATTTTATCGGCACCATGAGTGGCGGTTACGAGAGATTTTGCCGCGAGATAGAGCGTTCTGTGGCAGCAGAAGCAAATCTAATAGTATTAGTAGAGCGTCCTCTGCAAGAGTGTTTGAGCTTTCAATATCTCAATTATGTATCTAAGAAAATCAAAGTCACTCCAGAGTTTGTTTTCTTTAATGTAAGAGAGCTAATTCAAAAATATTCCAATGTACAATTTTTGTTTGTAGATGGTAGAGAAGAATGCGTTAGAATAATGAAAAAAGTATTTTTTAGTAAAGGAGAATATAAAAAATACGACTTACAATTAATGTACGATTTAAAACTACTGTAATATGTGGCACGAAACAACAAAATATAAAAAGAAAACAGAAAACTACAATGAGATTTATAAGCAGCTTCAGGGAGAGCTAGAAGATAAAGAAGCTAAGATAACTCTTTGTAAATTTCTGCGTCAAAATTTATATTTTACGACTTATTTGTTAACTGGCATTAAGCTGTCGCCATATCAAGAGATAACTCTTAAGGGAATGTTCAATAGAAACTTCTCTATGTGCGTTTGGGGTCGTGGTTGCGCTAAATCATTTATCGCTAGTGTGTATTGCGTACTCCAATGTGTGTTTGAACCAAATACAAAGATACTCATTGCTGGTCCTACGTTCCGTACAGCTAGAGCCATATTCAATAACATAGAAAAGATGTCTGAGAATAAAGGCGCAGAGCTATTGCTACAAGCATTCGGAGCTAAAAGCAAAAGAAATGACTTGTATGAGTGGGATATTAACGGCGGATCTATCAGAGCTATTCCTCTAAGCGGCGAAAAGATTCGTGGTTTCCGCGCTAATATTCTTGTGCTCGACGAGTTCCTGCTTCTCCCAGAAGAAATTATTAAAAACGTATTGATGCCGTTCCTTGTCGCGCCCCAAGACATGAAAAGGCGTATTGATGTGCGCGAAATGGAAGACTTGCTCATCAAAGAGGGCAAGATGAAAGAAGAAGAGAGAATGGTGTTCGTGAATAACTCGAAAATGATAGCCTTGTCTTCTGCTAGTTATACATTCGAGAATCTTTATAAGACTTATCAAGAGTGGGTAACAAAAATAACATCTCCAGAGAGAGAAGATTCTACTTATTTTGTTTCTCAGTTAGGGTATGAAGCTTTGCCGCCAGAGATGATAGACAAAACAATTATTGAAGAAGCTCAAAGCGGTGGCACTTCGCACTCGGCATTTCTTAGAGAGTATTGCGCTCAATTTACTGATGGTTCAGACAGCTATTTCAGCGCAAAGAAAATGGAAGAGTGTACTTTGAAGGACGAATACCCTCATACTCTTGTCAAAGGAACGCCCGGTAAAAAATATATAGTAGGAATAGATCCAAACATGAGCGATTCTCCAAATGCAGACTATTTTGCTATAGCTGTTATGGAGTTGGACGAAGATGCTGGAGTTGGCATTCTTGTACACACCTACGCTGGCTTAGGGAACTTGAATAATCACGTTAAATATTTTAATTACATCATGACTCATTTCGATGTTGTTATGATAACTTTAGATAATGCTGGCGCAGACATTTTTATTGATACATGCAATCAATCAGAAATATTTAAGGCTGCAAAGATAAATATTAAGATCATAAATTTTGATGCAAATGCAGAAGGACCAGATCAAGAGATGCAATTGCGGAATGCTAAAGCTCAATACAATCTATCAGACAATAGAATAGCATTTAATCAAGTATTTACTTCTGACTTTATTAGAAAAGGAAACGAATATCTACAAGCATGCATAGATTACAAGAAAGTTTTGTTCGCTTCTAGGACTTGCTCTAACGATAAGTTCTTTGACAATATCATAGGCACAACTTTACCAAAAGATTTGATATTTACTGGAGACAAGGCTGACTGGACTAACTTAGATTTTATAGAAAATCAAGACGACTTTATTTATCAAACGAAAAAGCAATGCGCTCTAGTAGAATACACTACCACTTCTAGAGGAATGCAAAACTTTGATCTGCCACAGCATTTAAAGAGAGGCTCTTCTGCTACAAGAGCAAGAAAGGATAACTATTCGGCACTTATGTTGGCTAATTGGGGAGTCAAATGTTATAACGATATAATGAAACAAACTGTAGAAAATAATACATTTACATTTACTCCAGTGATGTTTTAGTGTAACTTTATAATAGCATGGCTAATTTGATTAGGAGAAAGCAGGTAGATCAGGTAGAGTTCTCTGGCTTCATCGTAGAGGTGGGCGACGAGAATTACTACCCATTGACTACTAATCCTTCTGGGTACTTAGACCAAGCTGAACTAAACTCAGCCACAGGGACTTTGAATTCTTTAATTAATTCTGTTTCTGGAGTTTTAAATACTACTATTTTAAATACTGGTATTGCAGCAAATGCATATTCAGATACAGTAAGCGGCACATTGTCTACTAGATTAGAATCCACCGGAAATTACCTAAGCGGACAAATAACTTCTTTAAGCGGATACACGGTTTCTGTTAGCGGAAATCTTTACGCTTCTATAACTGGAGCTAGTGGAGTAGTAAGCGCTAAAGTAGACACAGCAAGCGGATATTTAAAGTCTTACACAGACACAACTTCTGGATTATTATATAATCAAATTGTAGCTCAATCTAGCGCTACAGACGTAAATAAAATAGCTAGTGGAAATAATTTTAATTTCAGCGGCACAAAGACTTTTACATCTCCAATAACAGCGCAAAGAATAAATATTAGTGGATCAACTGCTCCAACTTCGATATCTTTAGTAGCTTCTTCTGGAGTTGTTTCTGTCGTAGGAAATGCTGGCACTTTTGTTAGCTATTACGAGACAGGAGCCAATGCTTCTTTGTGGGCTGTGACTGATTCTGCTGGGTTGCCAATGCTAGAGCTATTCGACGACTACACTTTGATCTTAGGTCATTCAAGCAGACCATCAGTAACTCTTAGTGGATTGTCTGGATATGTTCTAATGCAAAATTTACCCACTCAAACGCAAACAGGTGGGTTGCCTGTTGGCACAATTTTTAGAAGCGGAAATTATTTAATGATTTTATAACATGAGAAAGCCAAAGATTCAAGAAATCAAGCCAATGATGACTGCTTATGCAGCTTCTACTGAGAGCGCCCCAATACAGGCTCGCAGAAATCTTGCTGGTGACATCGAGAGAACAGATAGATTTTATAATATTGACTATGGTCTAGTGCCATTTAAATATTCTCACAGCTTGCAGAACAAGAGCAGTCTCAATATCAGAGACGCTGTAATTCTGTGCCAAAAGGCTTATTATAATTTTTCTTCTTTCAGAAATGTTATTGATCTAATGACAGAGTTTTCTACTAGTAAGATTTATTTTACTGGTGGCAACAAGAAAGCTAGGGATTTCCTAGACGCTCTATTTAAAAAAATTAATATTGATAATTTCGTAGATAAATTTTTCAGAGAATACTATCGCTCTGGTAATGTATTTATTTATAGATTTGATTATAAAGTTAATCCCGGAGACGTAACCAAAATCACTCAAGTATTTGGATCTGATTCTATATCTGCTGCCGAAAGATTAGAGTTGCCATCAAAGTATATGATATTGAATCCTGCTGATATTCAGTATGGTGGTAATATCTCATTTGTTGGCGGTAATTACTATAAGATTTTAACAGATTATGAATTGCAAAGATTGCGCAACCCAACGACTGATGAAGACAGAGAAGTTCTCAAGAGTTTAAACGAAAAAAATAGACTAAATTTACAAAAGAAAGTCCTTTCTGGTGCTGGAGCCTACATTACAATTCCTCTGGATACAGAGCAAGTGTCTGCTGTTTTTTACAAAAAGCAGGATTATGAACCATTCTCTGTTCCTATGGGCTTCCCAGTATTGGAAGACATTAACTGGAAGCAGGAAATGAAAAAGATGGACATGGCATTAACAAGAACAACTCAACAAGCTGTTCTGTTGATTACCATGGGTTCAGAATTGAAGAGCGGTGCTCTGAACATCAACCAAAAGAATATCGAAGCAATGCAAACCCTTTTCCAAAACCAATCGGTAGGAAAAGTTCTAGTCTCTGACTTCACAACTAAGGCTCAATTTATTATTCCTGATATTGCTAATATTCTTGATCCTAAAAAGTATGAAGTAGTAAACACTGACATCCAGCAAGGCTTGAATAATATTTTAATTGGAGATGAAAAGTTCTCTAGCACAAGCATCAAAACAAATATCTTCTTCCAAAGACTAGAGCAAGGCAGACAGGCTTTCCTCAATGACTTTTTGATACCAGAAGTAAAGAGACTTTGCAAAAATTTA